CAATAGGGCTAAAAATAGCATCGATAAATCCACTGAATAAATCTGTAAAGCTAAATGAGTCAAGAAACTTTTCAGCTTGATCGAATCCAAACGCACCAAGTATCCATGACACGGCGCTCTTAAGCATATCAAGAGGAGCCATGACTAGTGAATTTACAAAGCCTTTGATTGCTCCAGCAATAGCACCAACAATACCATCTTTTTCGAATCCTTCAATAGCACCTTTTACAGTATCCCATATAGTCATGATTACCATTAGAGGGAATGCTATCTTGCCTATAATTGAACTTACTGCACCAAATAGTTTTCCAAATGCTCCTAGCTTAGCGCCAATCATACTAAAGAATTCCATCATCGCAGTAATCTTGCTGCCAACGAATTGTACTACTTTACCTATAGGTCCACTAGTCTCTTGCATTACTTTGAATGCGCCAGCAATAGGTTCGAAATATTTTACTACAGCGTCTTTAGCAGTCATTAAGAACTGGAAAAGTTTACTTTCTTTAAACGCGCCAAACACTGCTCTGATTCCACCAATGATGTCATCAAATACTTTTACCGCCTTTGTCATAAAGTTACTGAAGCCTTGCTTGAGCATTTGCAATCCTAGCTCAAAGGTTACTTCAATCTTAAACAGAAGTCGTTTGAATGATGGGAAGAAGTCGGATATCTTTACAAGAGCTTTATAGAATCCATCGAATGCAGCTCTAAAGACTGGAGCGAAAAATTTAAGTGTCTTAATGTAACCACTAATAAGACCAGCTACTGTACCTAAAGCGATAGCAAGACCAGTGCCAATAGCACCAAGGATACCAAGAATGTCAGGCTTTTTAGTATCCTTCTCTTCTTCTTTTTCTCTTTTTGGTGTGGTATTCTCTACCAACTGTCTTAAGAGTTTCGTTTGCTCGTCTTGTACTTTAGAAGCTTCATTCTTTTCTTCAGCAGTGAGAGTAGCGCCTTGATCTTTTTTACCTTCAGCCTTACCTCTCATCTCGGAAAGAATTGAGGTATGCTTCTTGAGTTCCTGATGTATTCTTACAAGCGAAGCATCTTGTTTAGCCCCACCTATAGGAGATGAAGACGACGAAGACATCTGCTTGAGTTGATCAAGCGACACACTAGCAGGACGTCCTGCTGCTTCGTCATCTTTCTTCTTCAAATCAGCCTGAGCTTCAAGAAGGTCTTTAAGAGTTAGCGCCATTTACTTATTTCTCTCTAGTCTCTGTTTTTCTTCTTCTAGATATTTAACCAACATTGCCACATAAATTTCTCGTTCAAACGGGATCATTCCTTCGATCTCTGTTAATGAATACTTGTGATATTGCATAAGCGCAAAATTTAACTTATAGTGATTATGCAAATCATCATGACAAAGGCACATTAGAAAAAATTGTTGATTCCTTCTAGAACCGTATGATTATGACTCTTACATGCAGGGCATTCAAAGTCAATCTCATGTTTTACTTTTGGCATCGTTTCAAAGAACTTTTGGATCTTTGCGAATTGATCTGATGTTAAGTTCTCGAGGAATTGAACCATTTCAGCTTTGGTTTGTTCTTCAGTATGGTACATCTGTTCTTCATCATAGATGTATTCAATACATTCTATAACTACATCCATGATCTGATCCATACTTTCGGTATTAACCCCTTCAAGTTTCTTAATAAGATCCATATCGGGATATTTCATCTTAATACCAACACTATCAAACAAAGGAATAATGTCTTTATGGTTTTCTGGTTTGTCTACTTTAAGTTCAGTAAGATCGATCTTAAGTTTGACGCGCCCATCTTCACTATCGCAGTGACCGCATTTGAAAACAAGTTCAGAAATCTCACCAACTGATTTAGCACGTAATTGAGTAAAGATATACTCAACATCAAACGTAGCAAGTTTCTTTACATCAACCTTGTCGTCAAGACACGACTTAATAACTTCTTTTAAAGTGTTGATCATTACTACAGGATCTTCACTCTGTTGCGCTAATAAAAGAGCTTTTTCATCTTTTACTAGGAATGGTCTAAATTTAACTTTCTCGCCGGATGACGGAATGGTTAAATTATAAACCGGTGTTTTACTTAATGGTAAAGCCATAATATCTCCTTATACACTTAGTCTAATTACAAATTCTTTATAGTCGTCGCTATCATCGTTTCTACGAGCAGTCCATTGCACTCCGTGTTCTTCGATCTTCATTTGGTATGAATTACCGTTATCATCTATGCTCCATTGATTTTCAATGTCGTAGTGAAACTGTTTTTGATCACCTTCACTGAATGCAATTTCCTCGCCGTCCCAACGATTTGAACGATTCGAAAACTGAAGGAATGGTCGACCCCAGAATGGATTGTATAATCTAAAATTAGCAACGTCTATCTGAGCTTTAAGCCAATTGCCTCGTATATACGCTTCAGGACTAAAGTCGAAATCATCATTAGGGTATTGTCTTGCAATAGTAACATACATGCCTTCACTTCGACTAGAAGCCCAAGTAAAATCCATTTTAGCATCACCAAGTAAAGAACCCCATCTCATTTCTTTACTGTATTTGTCTTTTGGGTTCGCAAGTGTATTTAACTGGCTATGGAACCCATCGCCTACTACGACAGTATATCGATGACCTTTGTCCATACCCTTATTATCAATCTCAAACCTCGCTTTTATATCTCTCATATCATTCTCCTTTATTCATATTTTGAATCATCTTACTCAATTCACTCGTGCTACCAATAAAGATAGCATTGTTATTCGTGACTTGTTTGGTTGGTGTAGTTCCCTCTTCTACTGAACCTTTAATTGGCATGTCAAGTTTTCTTTTCTTCTCATGTAGATTCATGAGTTGTTCATTGACATCTGCGAGTTGTTTCATTAGATTGCCAACTACCTCGAATGCACGAGGATGTTCAGATTGTTTAGCAACTTCTAGTGCATGCATTAACGCATCTTGACCAGATTGCAACAGTGAATATAAATTGCCACGAGTCTTATCATAGTCTGTTTCAATCTTCTCAATAGCCTTTACTTCAGGCACGACTACCTCATCAACAACCGTAACCTGATGTTTGGTTTGTTGAATAGGTTCTACATCAAAAATTTCAGAAAGTTTCTCGTTCATATTAAGTATTCAGGTTGCTCCACCATTGTGAAAAGTCTGTACTGACTGCACGAGCTACGTTATTCTGAAACTGAGCTTGATCGTCAAAGTATACCGACGGAATTTGAATTCCACTTTTTGCGACTGATGCAAATTGAGCTGGTAATAAATTACCTCGATTGTTTCCAGTTGCTGAAGTAAAAAGTGAACTTCTCCAATACTTATATTGCATTGTCACGGCAACTTTCATAACATCACGATTAGCATAATCCAGTTGGATTGCACTTACTGTCTTAGGATATGCTTCGTATAATGTTACTTTGTATTGAGGAAGATTACCTCGATCATACGTAATGATGTCAATGTCGGTAATGTATTCTTTGTAATAGTTAAAAGTTCTTGAGTAAGAGTTTTGAATGTTTTGAATCCACTCATCAAAGAATAACTTAACTTTCATTTCACGATCTACGTAAAAACTTAGGTTGACCGGATCGAATAATCTTTCGTATGGCATTTCACGAGCTTCGCCATAGTGACGAATTGGAGTAGTGGAAATGTTAATTCCAGGAAGCTGAGTTTGATCGCAGAAGAGAAGTATCTTCTGCATTGTTTCGTTATTGAAAAGATTGGAAGTAACGACTTTCGGCTTCTTAATCACTATATCATAATGATTATTGTTAGCAAGGCCGCTCTTTACTTGACCAATAAAATCGTTGAGTGATTTGTTCATCTTAGTATGTCTTCTTTATAGATTCTTGCCAAACTGTTTCTTTATTCGATCCAACGAATCTTTCAACCGGAAGCATCATTGCAGTAGGCCAATCAAACGAATTAACATGAATGAATGGTGATTGCATATGCTCTGTCAAGTATTGCTTAATACATGGTTTAGCAAGGTTAAACTTAGAGACGCCATCAATAAGATTATAGGAAAATCTTAGGCGAGTTGTTTCGTCCATTTTGTCATTGTTCTTAAACTGAAGTAATCTATCCATAAGTTTAACGCGAGGTCCGTATGGTAGGTAATGTAAGTTTAAGCCAATGAATCCACCTTTATACTTCTTCCATGGAAACACCATTGGGAAGCGATCATAGTATGGCAAAGTCTCTTTGTGCTTAGGATCATAAAAGAACATGTAAAGGTTACCAGGAATAGGAGTCATTGTAATATCACTCTTTGCCTGACTTAGTATTTTTTGAGGCGTAATACCCCTGCCGCGAAGTAAATTCGCTTGCTGTTCGAACCATGTTTTTGACTTATTAACTATCGTAAAGTCGTAACGGTTCTTTTCGAATAGAGCTTCTAATGAGGATTTTTTAGCCATATCTTATTTATTCCTCTTTGCGAGGCCAAGATCATATTCAGTTAAGACTTTAAATTCCCAGCCTCGACGTCTTGCATACTCAGTTGCAGCTTTCCATTTTGCTTCGTTTTTGCCATAAGTCATGACTTCCATTAGGTATCTTTTAGTAACTCTACCTGGATTCTGAGGAGGTCTTGTCTGGACGTCTGGTTTTATTTCCACTAAATAAGTCTTAATGGCGCCAGATCTTTCCTTTACTTTGATGACAAAGTCTACGAAATATCGGTGGGCTTTATTGTCGGTAGGACATATGTAAGGTATAACAATCTCTTCGGAAACCCATTGTATGATAGATGGGTTATGGTCACACCAGATTGCAAATTTAGTCTCCCACGAACTTCTCATAATGACGTTCGTGGGATCTCCTGCATATTTCTCGGGATGGATTGGAGTGTACTTTCTTTTGTGGTACATGTATAAATAATCAACAAAACAATATTTAGGGAAACGCAATGGCGGAAATTTCCAACAATTCTTCAGGCGCAGGTCAGAAAGCAGCCAACATACTTGAACGTGCAATGGGACGATATAACTCTCCCTTTGGTTCTGTTACGAGTACACAAGATACAGTAAGAGGCAAGTATGAAGTAGGTCAAATGACTTACCCAACTGATCTATTTAGTCCTACCGCAGAGTACGGTGGCAACTATGCTATCTTCTATGTTAACGTTGCTGAAGACTCAAAACTTATTACTCAGTCAGTTGCAGGAGGTGGTGTAACTGGTGGTATCCTTGGTGCCGCAGCTGCAGGTATTGTTACTGCTGCAGCCGGTGGTAAAATGTCACGCCAACAGAAAAGACTTAAAGCAGCTATTGCACTTAATATACCAAACCAACTTAATATTCGTTATTCCGTACAATACCAAGAAGCTGACACTGGAGCATTTCAAGCTGCGGCAATGATTGGTGAAGGTGGTATGAATGCATTACAAAATATTGGTTCAAATGCGCAATCAGCGGGACCAACAGTAACAGGAACTGCTGGAAGTGTTGCAACTGCATTGGCTCTTAATGCACCAGGTGGAGTAGGCGATGGTTTATCTGCAGCAGCAGGTCTTACTGCAAACCCAAAGAAAGAACAACTATTCAAAGGCGTTGACTTCCGTACATTTGTATTTGATTATCAATTTGCACCTCGTGATTCTACAGAAGCAAGAAACGTATTGAATATCATTAAGATGTTTAAACTTCATATGCATCCTGAGTTTAAAGATCAAGCTTCATTCATCTTTATCTATCCTTCAGAGTTTGATATTCACTACTTCTATCAGGGATCGCACAATAAAGCTATTCATAAGCATACATCATGCGTGCTTACAGATATGAACATTAATTATACTCCAAATGGTACGTTTAATACGTTTGCCGATGGAACTCCTACTCAGATTAACGTTCAGATGACATTTAAAGAACTGGCAATTCTTACTAAAGACCAAATTCAGCAAGGATTCTAAATGTATTTTGACAACTTTCCAAAGTTACTCTATGACTTCGATCTTCAAGAAGGTCCTCAGTATTCTATCGAGGGTCCCAAGTATCAACTCGTAACTGATATTACACGCAATATCAGATTCAAAAAAGAGTTCATGGATCAAATTAATTTCTATGAGATATATCGAATCAATGATGGTGAGACAATAGAACAGATATCTGAAAAGCTTTATGGAACTCCAGAATACCACTGGGCTCTAATGCTATTAAATCAACGTTATGATTATGCTGAAGATTTTCCAGTAGATGGTTATAGACTTGACGAGATAGTCGAAAGAAAATATGGCGCTCGTAGAAATGATGCACACCATTTTATTAATGACGATGGGTTAATTGTAGAACCTATTCTTACTATTGGGTTGACTAATCCGGTTCCTAATTCTGCTTTTCCAAATATTACATTATTTGATGCAATGAAAGTTGGTAATGTTATTCGACGTAAAACTGCAACTGGTAACTATGTTGGTAGAATCGAAAGCGTAACTAAATCAACGTTAAAGATTACTGCGTTAGTTACTAGTGGATCGTTTGCAGTACAGGATCCTGTCCAGATTTATAAGTATTATGATAATGCTCAAGGACAGTTTGTTGAAGAACTTGTAGGAAATGCTACAGTAACTTCTATAGATTATCCAATTGATGTAACTGAAGTTACTAATTACGAATACGAATATTTTGAGAATGAAAAGAAAAGATTACTTCGAATAATTCCTCAGCAATATATGCAACAGATTTTAACCGAATTTGAACTAGTGATACGCAATGGCCAATAAAGACGTTATTCATTTTGCTGGTGACATAAACATTGAGAAGATTAACATTCAATCTTTCGATGGAACTACCTATAGTATTTCAAACCAATTGGTAGCCATTCAAATATTTGAAGACTTATTTTCGCCATTTATGTCTGGCATACTTACAATCAAAGATTCTTTAGACTTTATGAATGGCTTACCAATGGTAGGTCAAGAATTGCTTGACATTAGTATATTCACTCCTACATTAAAAGATAAGGGTGGTCATATTAAAGGTCAGTTCTATATTAATGAAATTAAGAATCGTGAATACGCTCAAGAACGTAGCGTTATATACGAACTTTCGTTTGTATCAAAAGAAGCTGTACTTGACTCTAACGTTAAGTTAAGTAAAGGATTTAGTGGTTTAATATCCGATGTAGTTAAAAACGTTTTAACTGATAAACTTGTAAGATTTGATACTGCAAAGAATATCAATATAGAGTCAACGATAAACAGCACTCAATATGTTTCAAACTTTTGGTCTCCTACTAGAAACATGCAATACCTTTGTGAACAAGCACTAAATAAAAACGAAAGTGCTTCATACATTTTCTTCGAGAATAAAGATGGTTTTAACTTTGGTTCTATTGAAACATTATCAACTTCTCCAACAATTACTCAAGAATTTAGGTATAATAATTCTACACAAGCTGTGTCTCCTACTGGTACATCGCAACGTGATATTCAATCTGATTATCAAAGAATCACGATGTTTAGTCTTAAGAAAGGATTCAACGTTCTTAAGAGATCGTCTGAGGGTATGTTAACATCGGTTGCATTCTCGGCAGACATTACTACGCAGCGTTATCATTCTTCTATATTCAATTATGGTGATTGGTTCAGTGGCGTTAATCAATTAAATGATTTTCCACTATACTTAAAGGAAGACAAAGAGTTTCCTATATTCTACACAGCCCGAGTATTAGAAGAGGCGAGAAGCCATGATAACTTTACAGATAAGGGAGACACTTCTAACTTTAAGATGTCCCAACGTAGAATATCTGAAGTAGTTCAAGCAACAGATTATGTTGTAGAAATAAACGTACCGGGAAGAACAGATTATACTGTAGGTCAAGTTGTTCGCTTAACTATGTTTCAAACGGAACCAATGACAAAGACCGAAGGTGATCGAGAACAACTCGATAAAATCTTTTCAGGTCGATACTTAGTATCATCAATAAATCACTATATTACTCGTGAAAAGCATGAGTGTTCTATGGAACTAGTGAAAGATTCTTATATTAGTAACTTTAGCAAGACTTCTGCAAAATAAGGTGAGATAAAAATATGTTTCATGTTGGCGTAGTAGAAAATAGACACGATCCGTTAATGATTGGCAGATGCCAAGTGCGTGTCGTTGGTCTTCATACCGACGATCGTACAGTATTGCCTACTAAGGATCTACCTTGGGCGTATCCAGTTCAACCAATTACGTCGGCTGGCGTATCTGGAATTGGCCATGCTCCAGTTGGACCTGTTGAAGGTACTTGGGTTCTTATTGTATATCGTGATCCTGATAAACAATATCCTTTGATGATGGGTACGTTTGGTGGCATTCCTATGAGTGACCCAAATGCAGATCCAAAGAATCTACAGGAAATGATTCGAAAGGAAGATCCAGATGCAGTTGTTGATGTTGCTAATGATGCACCTAATCCTGGCGCTGCTGTTACTCCAGGTTCTATTCTTGGACCGGTAGCAAAACTTTTAGCTCCAGTAGCAAAAGAAAGTTATGATGCTACACAAGCCGGCGGTGGTGCTTCAACTAATTTGTCTAGTTTAAGCATACAAGAAGTAATGGATCGTCAAGCTGCCAAACAAATTGGCAACGCCGGTAAGTATGGTATTACTCCAAACGATCTTCGTAATGCAATTAAGACTCTGAACATTGATCCGGCACTTAAGTTTAATACAAACATTGAAGACATGATTCTTCAAGAATATCTTGCATGTCGTAAGCATCATGCAGTTATTAAGTATTATCGAGGAGTTGGTAACGTACAAGATGCTGCACGCGCGCTCGCGGTAGACTTCCCTCCACTTGAAGATCCTCTTTATCCAGATTATCCTTATGGTGGTAAAGAAGGTAAGTATTATAAAGATGGATTGCGATCAAAGATTAAAAGCGCGCAAGTCCAATCAGCACTACAACAAGAATATTCTTTCAGAAATACTGGAGCTGGTAAAGCGTCACCTTTGAATACTCAAGGTGTATCAAAAGAAGAAGTACAAGCAGACTTATTAAGTCCCACTACTTCACCTTCAAGTTCTAAACCTCAGGCAATTTCCGGAGGTGGTAGTTTTGGAGGATTCAAAGGTTTCGGTGGTAACTTACTTTCAGGTATTGTTAAACAAGTTACTGGTGGTTTAAGCGGTGCATTAACTGGAGCATTAGGTGGAGCGCTAGGTGGATTAAGTGGAGCACTAGGTGGTCTTACATCTGCTATTGGTGGAGGACAACTCAATACTGTGCTAGCACTTGCAGGTAACTTAACCGGAAATCAATTAGGAGCTCAAGCTGTTGCTCTTCTTGGTGGTATAGCAAAGAATGCAAATCTTGGAGGTCTTACTTCTGGTCTTGCATCAAAGATTGCGCTTGGTAATACGTCGGTGTTTGGAGCTCAAGTTACTGCAGCCTTAGCTCAGAATAGCAACCCAATGGCAGCTTCGGCGTTAACATTTACTAATGCATCAAGTCCTGCAGGAAGTATCGTTAATAAGTTATCTTCTCTTTCGCAAACTTCATTCCAGGAAGTTTTACCTATTGGCGAAAAGAATCAATATGGTACTACTAGTATGGGTACCGTTACTACAAAATCTGGTGAACTTAATAAGTCGCAAAAGATTGCAGCTGAAAGACCAGGCGCTATTGGTAAGGGTAATGGATTCACAGATGCTACAGGAGCGTACCCGCTTTACACCGATGAACCAGATACTAACCGTCTTGCTCGTAATCATAACATAACAAAAACGATTGTTATTAAAAAGGAAGCTGCTTTAGCTAAAGACGTTCCTATTGCCAACGGCGGTACTTGGACACAAAGCAATATTCCATATAACGCGCAATATCCTTTTAACCATGTATATCAATCAGAAGCTGGTCATGTCATGGAGTTTGATGATTCCAAGGACTCTGAGCGCGTACACATCTATCATAGCAAAGGCACCTATATTGAAATAGATAATCATGGTAGTCAAGTTAATAGAATAGTTGGTGATGGTTATGAGATCATCGAAAATAACGGGTTTGTTTATGTCAAAGGCGCACTGAACGTATCTGTTGATGGTGCGATTAATCTTCGTACCGATAACGTACTTAACATTGAAGTGTCAGGTGAAGCAAAGATTAACGTATTTAATAATGCTGACATTAACGTATCCGGTAATTGTAATATGGCAACCCGTGGTACGTTTAATCTTAAAGCAAATGAAGTTAATCTTGAGTCAAGTGGTGACTTTAATATTCGTGCGGATAAGGCACTAAACCTACAATCAACTCAGACTATGACTATTCGTTCTGATTCTACGCTATTCTTAAATGCTAAGAATGCTATGAACATTACGACAGATGAGGGTAACTTAAGTTTATTTGCTAAAGGCGACCTGAACCTTAAGACAGATGCAAACTGGCTTTCAGAATCTGGCGGTAGAATGAGTCTTAAAGCTGGCGGTAGACTTGGACTTGATGGTAGTCGAGTTGATATTCAAAGTGGTGCATCTTCTGCAGCAGGTAAAGCAGCAGCACCAACTGTTAACGCTACAGTCGTTAACCTTGAAGTTCCTCAGTCACCACGATCAACAGCCGGTCAATCTTCTAAATCTCAATTACACAATCAAGGTCGTGGTGCAGAGGTTGGATTTGATAGTCCAGAAGATGGCGATCCAAAGGCTATGTTAAAGAAAGAAAGACAAGAAGGTAAGGTTACTAAAGAAGAAATTGAGAAGCCGAAGGTTGAACTCGAAAGAGCACCTCCAAAAGGTGGCGCTGCTCCGGCCGGATCTCCTCCAGAATGTAAAGCTATTTACGCAATGGATGCTTCACAATTTACGAAAGATATGAAGCTCTCAGCTAACTTTACTCTAGGCGACTTAACTAAAGGTGGCGCACGTATTCCTCGTAGAATTTATCCTCTGTATAACCACAGAACAAAAGCGTTCATCCGCGATATTACTCCTCAAGAGATTGTGTGTAATCTCAAAGGACTATGTGAAAACGTGCTTGAGCCAATAGCTGCTAAATATGGTAGAAATAGTTTTCAAATCACATCAGGATATCGTCGTCCAACAGTTGATGGAGTAGTAGGAGATCTTGGTTTGAATAAAGATGGTACTCCATTAATTGAAGGTGGTGATCACGTAGCTGGTTGCGCCGTTGACTTTGCGTTTTCTACAAAAGCAAAAACGTTTGAAGTTGTTAAAGAGCTTCCAGGAATGTTAAAATCATGGGCTCAATTGATTATGGAATACCAAGGCAATCAGTTCTGGATTCACTGTGCTTATAAGCCAAAGAATAATCAAGGCGATTGTTTCACTATGGTATCTCACGCAACATACGAAAAAACATTCCCACGTGGCGGATTCATTCTAGTTTAATATGGCATATACGATTAGTCCTCCTTCAGCACTACTCAACCCACCTCCTTTAGGATTGGGACAAACTGTCGCGCAAATGGAATTAACAGAACCAGTAAGTGGATCTGGAATTACCGGTACAATTGGTGGCACTGTAACGGTGACAAAAACAATAGACCCTTTAGTTGCTGATCCATATATTTACACTATAGATTCTGTTACGTGCGATAACATAGGCGAAATGGTTAATGGTGGTGTTGACCTTATTATTACTAAGACCAATAATACTTTTACGTTTAAAAGTTCTTTCTTAGATTTGTTTAACCGCCCTTACAAATATACGAAAACATTTGAACCACTTGAAGCTAACTGGAAACAGATTAACTTAGTAAAACCAAAGTTTGTTACTAATGGTACTACGTTAGTAACTGTCACTATAGAGAATGCTCTTCCTATTAGAGTTGGCGATGAAGTGACTGTAGCCAATGGCGCAACAGAAGCGCAGAAAGCTTTAAAGGGTATATGGAAAGTTGCTAGTGTTGGTAACTTAGGTGCAACAAAGGTACCAGAAGAAGGCGAAGCTTTTACACAATTTACTATAAGAATTAATAAACCTTTAACTGCGAACAGTGATGTATCGGCTGGTTATAATACGTTTCATACTACTAGTCGAGCAAGATATGTAGTTAGGGGAATGGACTCTGCAGTAAAGATAGATGAATTTCACGGAGTGTATGAGATGGTGGCGGTCCTATTTTATACGAAAATGTTAAATGGTCGTTTAAATATTTTTCAAACTTTAATCAGACTATGAGACTTCTTGATTTAGCAGTTGAAAGAGGTCAGGAAGCTGTACAAAGTAGTACAACATATGGTAAAGTTGCACCACAAGGATTTGTTTCGCTTGATGATTCTGTCATTATGTCGGAATCGTTTGTCGTTTCACTCAATGGTATTCCAATATACGAAGGATAATATATGCCAGCAGCAACGCGTTTAGGCGATAAAACAACAGGGCACTGCTTCTATCCAGTACCATTAATCTCGGCTTCTGGAAATGTATTCATTAATGGTCGAGGCGCTGGTCGAGTAGGAGATAGTTATCCACCACATAAGTGTGGAAAAGCTGTACATCAAGGTAAATTAGGAAGAGGATCTCGTTCGGTCTTTATTAATGGACGAGCAGCAGGTCGGGTAGGTGATAAACTTACATGTGGAGATACCGTTGGTGTTGGTTCTAATAACGTATTCATAGGCGGGTAATAAATAGAAATATGGCTACTGTACCTGTATTTTCCGATATCGATCTGCGATTCCAAAAGCATCCAGTGACTGGCGATATTGCGCGTAAAATTAACGATGAGGCTATTAAGACCTCGATGAGGAACTTAATCCTCACTGAATTTTACGAAAGACCGTTTAATAGCTCACTTGGATCGGCTGTAAAAAGTATCCTATTCGAACCTGTTACTCCAATGCTTGGTCCAACGATCAAGAAAACAATAGAACAGGTACTTACTAACTTTGAACCTAGAATTGATCTTGAAAGTGTTGACGTATCTATCTATGATGACGAATATAGAGTAGACATTAAGGTGTACTATAGAATCTTAGGTTCCCAAGCACTTAAAACTTTCGAAATCATTCTTGAGAGAACACGATAATGGCTGCAAATAGCAAAATTAAAGTAGATGAACTAAACTTCGCGGGTATTAAGAAGAACTTAAAAGACTTCATGAAGGGTCAGGAGCAATTTAAAGACTACGACTTTGAAGGCTCTAACCTAGCAATGATTATTGATCTTCTTGCGTATAACACGTATTACAATGCGGTGTATAATAACTTAGCTCTTAATGAAAGCTTTCTTGATTCTGCAAGTAAGCGAGACAGTGTAGTCTCAATCTCTAAGATGTTAAATTATCTCCCTAAGTCTACTCGTTCTGCTCGAGCTAATCTTGAAATTACAGTATCGTTCCCAGCATCAACATCGGGAAGCAGAACTCAATTAGTAGTTCCTAAGTACACAGTATTCAGTTCAACGATCAATGATCAACAATACTACTTTGTTAATTTAGAAGAACGCGTTGCTATTAAAAATGCTGTTGGATCTTTCGTCTTTCAGAATTTCGAAATAGTTGAAGGAAGAGTACTTTCGCAAAAGTATGTAGTAGCTCCTTCTGTAAAGTATATTATCAGAAACGAAAACGTAGATATTAGCACTTTAAAAGTGTTAGTTTCTGATAGCACCGGTACAGGAGACCCTACCGTATTTAATTCAAGTCAAAACGTAGTTACTGCTGACGGTAATTCAAACATCTATTTTATTAACGAGACTGAAGGTGGATTCTACGAACTTACCTTTGGTGATGGCATTATTGGTCGTAAGCTAAACAATGGTAACCTCGTTACAGTCGAATATGTAGTATCATCTGGCGCCGAATCAAACGAATGTAAAGTGTTCTCAGCTGACTTCTCTGGATTTGCATCTGGTGCAAGAACTTCAATAGTTACTAGTAGCGCTGCTACAGGAGGCGATGGAACTGAATCTCTTTCAAGCGTTAAATTCAATGCTCCTCGTGCATACTTTACTCAGAACAGAGCAGTCACCTCAACGGATTATTCAAACGTAATATTCTCCAACTTTAATAATGTAGCGTCAATCCATGTATGGGGAGGAGAAGATAACGCTCCTCCTGTATATGGCAAAGTGTTTATAGCAGTAAGACCAAAGAATACTACGTTCCTATCTGAAGAAGAACGTAATCAGATCCGCACTATACTACGTCAGAAGTCAATGATTACTTCTGCTATAGAAATCGTAGATCCATTTTATCTTAACATCGAAGTTGCTTCTACGATTTATTACAATCCTCGTGAAACTAACTATTCAGCCGATGCGCTTGCAGACTTTGTTAAGCAAACAGTTCTTAACTATGGTCAGAATGAGTTAAGACAATTCGATGCTGTGTTTAAACATTCTCGCTTAAGTCGTCTTATCGATATGACCGAGAAGTCAATAAGCAGTAATATTACAACAATCAAATTACGTTGTGAAGTTGCACCAAGAATTGGAATTAATGCACAATATATTGTTCGTCTTGGCAACCCTATCTATTCCGAAGGAGTACCAGAAAAGGTAGTAACTTCAACTGGTTTCTATTTAAGAAATAATACTAATCGTCACTTCCTTCGTGATGATGGTTTAGGTAAGATGATTATGTATTACGAAGAAGGCGGCACAGAAGTTATAGTAAATAAAGACATTGGAACGGTCGATTATAAGAATGGAATTATGACTGTGAATAGTCTAAACATTTCTTCTATCGATGGCAACTCTCTTGAGTTCATATTCAAACCTCAATCATATGATGTAGTTGCTATTCGTAATAACATTCTAAGTATTCCAACAACAATGGTTAGCGTATCAGCAGTCGTAGATTCAGCGGGTACAAGATATCAGTTTACATCAAGTAGATCATAATGCAAAAGAAAGTTAAACTCGAGAGTCTAATAGCCTCTCAGTTACCTGCCCATATACGGGAGGATTACCCTACTTTCGAAGCCTTTATGAAGGCTTACTATAAGTTTCTGGATAACCAACAGTTAACCAGAAATCTCGAATTCGTTCGCGACATTGATGATACTCTTGATCAATTCCTTGAATATATTAAAGACGAGATTGCAGTATTAGCTCCTCGTCTTGCTAAAGATAGATTCTTCTTAAAACACGCTAAAGAATTCTATGTTTCTCGTGGTAGCGAAGAATCGTATAAGTTTCTATTCAGAGTTCTCTATAATAAGAACGTTGATATTGTTCAGTTGAATGATAAGATGCTTAAGGCATCAGGTGGTAATTGGCAACAAGACACCTCGTTCTTTATTAAACTAGAATCTGGTAGTATCTCTAACATTGAGAATAACTTTTTGTTTATTGATTCAGTTACTGAGTCAGGTGTACGTCAAAAGCATGAAAGAGTATATGTTACAAAGGTGCAACGTGTAGAATTTGTTGCGCAGGAAAACGTATACGAAGTATTCATTAACCGTCAGTTCTTTGGTAGACTTCAAGCCGGCGACACGATTAATGATCGTGGAATTAAAGCTACGATCATTCCTACAACCACAGGAATTGATATCGTCAATCCGGGCTCTGGATTCAGAATTGGCCAGATCTTTAACATTAATACTAATCTTGGAACTGGCCTTCAAGCAAAAGTCGTTAATGTAGACAGAGCAACTGGCGCTCTTAAAGCGCTTCAGATCATTAGCTTTGGAGTAGGATTTGAGCAACCATTTGATTATAACATTACTAAGTTTGATGTAGCAAAAAGTTCTCAAACTATTATACCAAATGTTGACGGTGATCTTGCAAAAGTTAATACCACTGACGTACTTTCAGAAGGACAAGACTCTGGTTATGTAACACGTCAGAGTTATCATGGAGAACCTGGAAGTAATCCTAATTCTGCATATGCCGCTGGCGATTATGTCGGTGAAGTTCTTGCTGACTTCTTTGCTCGCAATTATCCTGACGAGATTGAAGTAACGGTTGCAACACTGCGTATTAAGCTCGGAGCTTTAGCAGTATATCCTGGATTCTATAGAAATTCTCAGAGTCTTATCTCTGATGATTCATATATTCAAGATGGATACTATTATCAAGACTTCTCTTATCTTTTAAGAATTGACGAGAAACTTACTGACTATAAAGAAGTGATTACATCTACGCTTCACCCAGTTGGGCGTAAAATGTTTGGTGACTTCCTCGTTGAACAAGACTATAACTTAGTTTATGAAGTCTTTAACCCCATTATTCGTTTGTTCTTTCCTTCTGGTCCAGAACAAGATGAATCATTTGATGCGCTTGATAAAGTGTTATCAAGTGTTATCAGCGAAGAATTTGCTGGTAATGGATCTAACCTATCGTTCACATTCTTAGATGAACCAACTGGTGTTAATCATGTTCTTCTAAATGTACGAAAAGGATTTGGCGCAGACCTATCTGTAGTTCCAACAACGCTTTATACTGTTTCAAATGGCGTAGTTACTTTTTACAGCGCTCCTCTTGCTGGAGAGCGAGTAATTACTACGTATGCTACAATAAACTATAATCTAAATGTTAATTGGCTTGATCATACGCTTGATATGATTAAACCTTTGTCTGACGTAACAGACGGTACTGTTGACAATGCAGTAAAAAATACTTCTAAGATTCTAAATCCTTCTACTGGGTATGTAGATGAAGTTCTTCCAAACACTACTTTAAGAACTAATCTTACATCTAAAGTATTATCTAATGCTACTGGTTATACGAATGAATTAGTGACTTTAGATTCTGCCATCTCTACTAAAGCATTTGGAAAAAGACTTACAGATCCTACTGATGGAAGTACTGATGCTCATGTATTTGACATGTCAAAGCCTTTATTGGATATTACTGATGGAAGTTTTGATGCTGCTACTAAGCTCACAACTAAACTTCTTGATCCTACTACAGGATATGTCGATGAAGTGCTACCAGATACTACGTCGAGAATCAATGCGTTTACGAAGATACTCGATGATTCGTCCGGTTATACAGACGAATTCGTAACACTAGAGTCTACAAGTACGGCTGTATCTTTTGATAGACCACTTGCTGACGCCACTGATGGAAGTACAGATTCTGCAAGTAATCTTACATCAAAAGCACTAACAGATTCTATTGCACCAAGTACAACAAGCGTTATTTCTGTATTTGATAAAGCTTTAGATGACTTAATAGACCCGCTAGATATATTAACTTATAGCATTACGAAGCTTTTAACTCCAGAGTATTCCAATGGAGAAATAGTTGAAGCTATAGATTCTCCAGCTATTGGTCTAGAAAAAGCTCCGTTTTCATCAGAAAATATAACTTTAGAACATTCTGTTCCAGTAGTAGACATAACTAAGGCTTTAGAAGATGTTGTAAATTCTTCCATCTCGACAGTCTTCTCGTTAGATAAATACTTAGATGATTCAGTGGAGATTTTGGATGAAGCTCAACTTCTATTCATAACGCCAATATCTGATGAAGCAATAGTAGTAGATGCTTTTCAGGTTACTGACGAAGATGGAGCATATCTATCCCAAGTTAATCTTGAAGAATCTGCTGCATTTAGTGTAGAACGTACACTTGAAGATGAAGTAAATAATATAACAACAAGCGCCTGGCTGCAACTCAATCCGTATAGCTCTGAGGCCTATTTCCCCAACGGATATCAAAGTGGTGGTAACGCCAATTTATAAGGAGAAACTATGAACATTAACGAAATTCTTAAAGCAACCGGTCATCTAAAGATCGAACGCAAAAACTCAATCGGTGAGCTAGTCGAACTAATTGAAGTGCCTAACCTTGTCGTTGCAGTCGGTAAGACATTTATCGCTTCACGTATGGTTGGTACTACAGCAGCTGTCATGTCTCACATGGCAATCGGCTCTGACCAAACTGCTGCTGCTTCAGGCAACACAACATTGGGTACTGAACTTGGCCGTGTAGCTCTAACAAGCTCAACAGCTTCTTCAAACTCAGTTACTTTTGTTGCTACTTTCCCAGCTGGTACTGGTACCGGTGATGTTAAAGAAGCAGGCATTTTCAATGCAACACCGGCTGGCACTTTGCTTTGCCGTACTACATTCCCAATTGTCACTAAGCAATCAGGTGACTCGATCCCTATCACTTGGGTTGTTACTGTTAACTAATTAAGAAGCTAATAATATGGCGAGCTCAGTTTTAAGGCAGACAATACACTCTGCCGTTGCCAAGACCATGCTAAATGAGATTGGTACACGCGCGGTAAAATACTATTTTAGTTATGGGAGAACCTATGACTGGGGTGGCATTAACGTACAGGATGCCTTAGACACGCTTCCTTATGAATTAGCTGCACGCAAAAACACTGTCTTCTTAAAAGAGGTAACACCAGGCGATGCAGCACTAGTTATTCCAAGATATAATTGGATTAACGGTGCTACATATGATCCTTATGATGCATATTCAAACGATGTTATAGCTTTCTCAGGTGCTAAATCACTTGAGGAAGCTATCTTTTATGTCGTTACTGACGAACTTAACGTATATAAATGCATCAATAACAATAATAATTCAGCTAGTACAGTGAAGCCAACTGGTACTTCAACTACCGAAATTACAACTTCGGATGGTTATGTTTGGAAGTACATGTACAGCATTCCAACTTCTCTTGGTAATAAGTTTTTATCAACCACGCTTATGCCGGTTGCTAATGCTGTTACTAAGATGTTTTACTCTGACGGCAAACTTGAAAGATTTATTCTTGAAAGTAAAGGCGGAGGTTACATACCAAATGTAACACAAAATGGAACAGTATCTAGTGGTATTGCTCTATCGAATACTAACTATAGATTAATCTATGGTGCTGGCACTAGTTTTCTAGGAAAAGCAAAAACAGTTGTAAGTTATACTTCAACTGGTACTAACGTTATTAACGCTGTACTACAAAGTACTCCTCTTTCAGCAACATATATTGGAAATGGAACTCGAGTAGTTATTGGTACAGTGGCGTCTACTGCTGCATTATCAAAAGACGACTTTATCTTTATCGCTGGCGCAGGCGGTCAACAGATTTTGACCATTACTAATCTTTCTGCAAATGGATCGCAGAACGTAGTATTAACTACTACTAATACAATTACTTCTTTAGTAGTTGGAGAAAGTATTACCGTGACTGGTGCTGTTGGAACACAACAGTCTAAGTTAAATGGTACGTGGGAAATCACTGCTATAGATACTGTACAAAAGAAAATAAGTTTAACTTTAACTAGTGCTATTAATATCGGCGAATATACGTCCGGACTTGGAACAACATTCTTAGCAACTAGAGTTCCTTTGAATGGAACTTGGAGAATTGCAGATATTCTAAGTGGTACTACGTTCTCGTTCTTAATTGATGATAATACTACTTTAGAATCTGGCACATATAAGAGTTCTATTGGTTCTACTGGATATTCATCTAAGTATGATCTGATTCGTATTGGAGATACTATCACTATTGCAGGTGCTACTGGCACTGAAGAATCCAAGTTAAATGGAACTTGGACATTAACCAACGTAACATCACTTATTAATCTTACATTTAGTGTTACTGAATCAGTTACTGCTGCAACTTATACTAGTAATATTGGAACACTAAAACATTCTTCGAAGATCGATGGGCTGAATCCTAATGATTATATCGAAGTAAACGGGGAAGTAAGACAGATTGATAGTATTCAAAGTGATACTCTTCTTACTTTAAAATCTGCAGGTCCTCTTCTTTATGTAGGAAATTCAACTACATTAACAAAACTCAATACCTATCTTGAAATTAATCAAGGTGATGGATATAGAGAAGACAATCCATTTATAGTTACTAGCGTAACTGTAACGGCCGGTGGAACTGGTTATACGGCAAACACTGGCCCTAACCCATTTAATACAACTGTGACATTTAGTACTCCTCAACTTGCAGGAGGAAGAGTAGCAACTGCTACTGCAACTGTTTCTGGTGGTATAGTTACTCAAGTGATTATTACTGATCCCGGTTTTGGATATACGGCTGCTCCTATAGCAACGATATCAGATAATACTCCCGGAGGTTTAGGAAATAGTGCTACATTAACTGTGAATGTAGTTAAGAGTCGCGCATACTTAGAACCAATTATCGACATTGTCACCGGTGAAATTAGTAGTGTTGTTCCTAAGTATACTGGAACTGGATACACTTTTGGTGTAATTAATGTTACTCGTTATAACTCTATTACGCTTCCCACTTATCTTACAGCCTGGCCAAATGCTACGGTTGCTATTGATTTTAATATTGGTAAAGTTGATAGTAAACAGGCCGACGTTGAACTTTCTGCTGTTAATGGCGGTATTCACTTTATTAGAGTAACACAGTCAGGCCAGGAGGTCACGGAAAGAGTGCTATTGATGAATTGTTTGGTAGAACGCTTTCTCTATTCAATAGATTAACTACCGACACTAAGATTAAATCAATGTCTCTTGCCGATGTCAACTATCGCCAATTATGTTTATTCAGACAACCAACAAACTTTGGTGCAGTGAATTTATTTAATGGATCGATAGGTTCAACAGTTTATAAAGTTGTAGTTACTGTAGCAACTGGTGCTCAAGCGTTATCTACGATTCCACTAAATAGTACTATAACAGCTTCACAAGGTGTGGGCGGATCTACACAAATTAGATTTAGACTTATTGCAAGAACAACAAATGAGATGCTTCTCCAAGCCATAGATAACAATGATGAACAGTTGACTACTCAACTTGTTATCATCCATCCGAATAACGTTACCACTTATACGATTAACGCTATTCAGAAACCAGATGTTGAAAAACTAAGCGGCGAGGTGATCTATATAGATAACAGACAGGAATTCAAACCGCTTGAAGATCAAACGGTATCTATTTCTTCTAGATTCAGATTCTAAAAAAGAGAACTAACAATGGCTATAGACTTAAACGCAGAACCATATAATGATGATTTTGATGAGAAGAAAAACTTTTACCAGATTTTGTTTAGACCTGGTTATAGTGTTCAGGCTCGCGAATTAACGCAACTGCAAACCATTCTTCGCGATCAGATCGCTAAGTTTGGTAATCATATCTTCAAGCATGGTTCTATCGTAATTCCCGGTCACTCATCGGCCGATGTAGGAGCACCATACGTTAAGGTGCAATCTACATATAATGACATTAATATTGATACATCGCTGTTTACTGATAAAGTTATTATTGGTCAAACGTCGGGAGTTAAGGCTGTCATTAAAAAGATCGTTCCTGCCTCAGGAAATGATCCTCTTACATTCTATATTATGTACACGTCAGGTGGTACTGATGGCGCGGTCACTTTTCTTCCTGAAGAAGAATTACAAGTAGAATCTAATACTGATGCAAGAACCAATGTGAGAACTGGTTCAGATTCAGTTGGTCAAGGTGGATTAGCTCATATTAGTGCTGGCGTTTATTACGTAAATGGTTCATTTGTTTACGTTGAAAAGCAATCTACTCCTCTTACTGGAGTAGTGAGTGGAAGCAATACTAAGTATGCTGTTACTCCTAATTGCCACGTACTTCTAAAAATTACTGAGTCTGTAGTAGATCATACTACAGACGAGACTTTACTAGACAATGCTCAAGGCGCATATAACTATGCTGCACCTGGTGCAGATCGTCTTAAAATTTATCTTGAGTTAACTACTCTTCCTCTTGGTACTACTATTACTAATGACTATATCGAAATCATGCGATATCGTGATGGTGTACTTGAAGAACATGCTAAGAATGCTCGTTACTCCGAATTAGAGAAATCTCTTGCGCGTAGAACATACGACGAATCTGGTGACTATGTTGTTAATGGACTTGCTCCTCAACTTAAAGAACACCTAAAAAAAGAACTTAATGAAGGCATATTCGCAACTTCTGCTGGTGGAAACATTGGAAAGTTTGTAGTTGATGTAACACCAGGCAAAGCTTATATTAAAGGCTTTGAAAATGAAAAGATTGCGTATACTCGCATCATTGCTGATAAAGCAAGAACAACAGCTCACATTAAAGAAACTAATGTTAATTTAAGACCATCGTATGGTCAATACATGGTCGTCTCTGATATTAAGGGTCCATTCAATATCAAGAGTAGCGATTTAATCGAATTCTATGATACTGCATCTGATCTAAGTGGTCAACTAACTTGGACTGCAACTAGTGCAGTTACGGCAGGTCTTAAGTATGGATTCGATGGAAGATTATATGTAGCAACTACTAGTGGTATCACTGGTCCTAATGGCCCTACTCACGTTGATAAAGTAAACTCTATTCCTAACGCAGATCTTTGGACTGCAGGCGCAAATGTACTTGCCAATGCATATGTTTATTATGCAAACAGACTTTATAAAGTTAAAAATACTGGTACACTAGGTAGTTCTCCTCCAGATAATGTGGTTGGAGAAGAAATTAATACTGCTCAAGGATCTTGGGACAACTATAGTGTTTCAAAGCGTTATGCAGTTGGTGACACTTTCTACTATGAAGATAGAAGAAAAAATCCAGACGTATCACGTTTATATCGAGTAGCTAATCCACCGGTAGCGCAATACGTTGCTGGAACTAATATTGTCACTGGTCACTTTGGTGGACTAGTTGGTAGTTCACTTTCTGCAGAGACTACTCTTACTACAGGTACTGGTAGTGTTACTATTACTAATGGTGGATTATATGGAGTAACTCCAACTATTGAGATTAGTCCGCCAGATCATCCAGAAGGTACTCAAGCTGTTGCAACTGTAACGTTAACAAGTGGTGTAATTACTGCAGTTAATATTACTAGTGGTGGCGCTGGCTATTTACAACCACCAACGATTACCGTTAATCGTGCTGATGGAGATGAAGGTTACGGAGCACCTCCTGTTGCAACAAATGCTGTGATATCATACACTGCAGCAATGACTCATACAGCACTTGGAGTTGAACCAAGATTTGTTACTGGTTCAACCATAGCTAACGTAACAAATATTGTATATAACAATGGAACATATGGAACAGCTGGTCCTGGTCCAATCTGGGGTAATGGTCGAGTAACCGTTACAGTAGGAAATGCAAGTGATATTGCAAATCTTCAAATTGGTGAATACATCACTGTCACTGGTGCTAGTGCAACTAATGGAGCAAATGCCACTCGCTTAAACACTGGTACAACTTTAGCTCCTGCGTCTACAAGTCCAAGTGGACTTGGTTGGGTAGTTATCTCGAAGCCAACTGCGACTACGTTTACGATTGATACGACAACTGCTCTTAACAATGCAAATACTACTTACACTTCAGCTGGCATAGAAATTAAGACAACTGGTAAGATGGTTAACGCTAAGTTGTTTATGCTTGGAATGGCTGTTAATCGTGGAGATGTTGTTTGGGTACCAGGCGCAGCAACCGGTAACTCAGCTGCAAAACAAAACCGTGCATACCTTGTAACTAACGTTACTTCTACATTCACCGTTGCAACAAACGCGGTGCCTACTGGAACAGGTACTAATATTTCGAGTGGTTTTGCCACATTGTCGTATATTGGTACACCTGCGCTTCTTGAGTATGCTGGCTCTCCAGTAACTTTAGAATATGCTGGAGTTCCTGCTAGTTTTAGATATGAAGGTTCAGCCGGTCAAAAGATTGGTAGTGCAAGAACAATTGCGATTGATTATCTTGCTGGCGATCCTACAACTAATTCTGCTATCTACAAACTTTGGGTTACTGACGTTAAGGTAGACTCATTTGATGATAGCCTAGATGATGTTGGCGCGGTTAAGTATAACAATGGCGCAGATTATGCATTTGCTCTTACAACATTCGATGTACCTCTAACTCAAGGCGTATTCTCAGCCGGCGAACGTATTGTTCATGATACTACCGGAAGAACAGCAACTGTAAAATATTACGATCCTGCTACAAGTAAAGTATATGCATATCGTAATAACTCTGCAGTTCAAACTCCTCAAAAAGGCGATGAAGTAAGAGGAACTACTACAGGCACAAGAGGTAATGTACAGAGTAAGACTATGGTTACCACTACTGGTCAATCAAGCTTAATCTTCCAACTTCCAAAAGAAATTCCTTCTTCTATTAAGTCGGGCGAACCAGCAGTATTTAAGTTCCGTTACATTGCTCAGAAAGAAATTCCTATCTCTATCACTACATTGAGTGGTGTTAACTCTTCGTCTAACATCGGAGATGGTACTATCCTTCCAATTGAACTTGGATCATTCCTTGCAATTGGTTCGAATGGGGTTATTCCAAATTCATTCTTCTCACTTTCTGCTGAAAGCAATGCTGTAAGCGTAAACTTTGGTGGATCAGATGCTTATGGTGGCACCGGTCAAGTCATTAAAGTTTATTGTAATGTTCTTAAATCTAATGACATTGCACCTATTGCTCCTAAGACCAAAGACATTACTGAAAGAACAGAGACAATTATTGCTTGGTCACCAGGCATTTCCGTAACTGACACCGGAGTGTCAGGTGGTCCTCAGAAACTATATCATGGTAATAATCTATACGTAGTAACTACATCTGGAAATTTAGATCCGGATGAAGAAGACTTCCCAACCGATACCACAGGTTCTGTTTTCACAAATGGAACTGCTGGACTTAAGTATATTGGCACTATGGATTCTATTCCACTAGATAAAGCTGATATCATACAATTGTTAAGTGTCTCAGACACTAACGGTGATATAACTGTTAATTACACAATTAACAATGGTCAAACTGACTACGCATATTTAAGAGGAACTTTAAAGAAGATTCCTAATAGACCTAGTCCTACCGGAAGTATTGACGTTACCTATCAATTCTATTTGCACTCAGGTAACGGTGACTTCTTCTGTATTGATTCATATCTTGAAGGTAACGTTACTGCGATTGATAAGAAGATCATTTATCAATCTGCTTCGACCGGTATCAATCATGACTTAACAGCATCACTTGACTTCCGTCCAACTGTTGGCGATGATGGAACATTTGACTCTGGATCAGCAAAACTTAGCGATCTAATTGTAAGTGGCACTTCCTTTGATTCTCCTTTGAGATACTTTGTACCACGTATTGATTCTCTAGTGATGGACCCAAGTGGAAGTATTACTCTTGTTCCTGGAACTCCTGCAGAAAAAGCAGTTGAGCCTACGATTCCTGATGGTCAATTTGAACTAAACCGTTTCTTTATTCCTGCGTTTACAAGAACAATAACCGATATTCAAATAAAGCGCATGGATGTTGAGCGCTTTACGATGAAGGACATCAAAGAGATTGTTAATCGTGTTGAACGTATCGAAGAGTTTTCTACTCTTACAGCTTCCGAAGTTGCCGTAACAGCATATGAAGTTAAGGATGCTGCAACAGGACTAAATAGATTCAAGAGTGGATATCTAGTAGAAACATTTAAGAATCCATTCACGATTGCTCGTACAACCGATGGCGATTATGCAGCATCTTTTGTTGGAGAAGTACTTGCTGCTCCAATTGAAGAACTTATTTGCGATCTTGTAATTACAAATGATACTGATCCTATCACTCTATCAAATGGTAAGGTTGCAAGAAACTCTGCTGATGGATCCGGATTTGTTATTCGCGGTGGATGTTTAATGTTACCGTACACTGAAGAAGTATTTGCTCAGCAACCATTAAGTTCTCGCGTAACTAACCTTAATCCATTCTTAGTTATTAGATGGGATGGTATTGTGCAGTGTGATCCTCCTTCAGACTTCTGGGTCGAAACAATGCAGTTGCCAACCATTTACGAAAAGGTAAATGAAACAGTTACTATTCGTTGGAATTCTCCGGTTCCGGAAGTTCAACGACAAACAGTTTATAGTTCTGTTAATGATGGACTAACTGCTGCGCAGAAAACAATTAAACCTGCGCCAATCCAACTAGTTGCGTATAGAATTACACAACCAGATGGACATACATATACTACAGTTGGAGCGCCGGGTAAATATGAGAAAACAGGCGATGCTCGTGTTGAAGTTATTGGAAGCACGACTATTAACCAACGTGCAGATGGTGCATCTACCACACGTGCTATTGACGAAGCTGCTAAGAAAATTGGCGGTGCTAGAACTCTTATCACAGACGATGTGTATAAACAGATAGTACATGCAAGAACTTCAGATGCTCTGTCATTAACTATCAGATAAGGCGATTAAATGTCAACAAGAACAGTATTTTCGAACACGCTTGTAGGACAAGCGGCTATACAATATATTAGAGCTCAGACGCTGACACTCTATCTCTCTGATGCGCGTCCAAATTCGAAAATGTTTGTGTACTTCGATGGCGACAATGTTACCGAGTACTGCAGAACAATAACTTATGGAACCACAGGTCTTCCAACTGGTGCTAATGCTTTTGGTACATTAGCAACTAATGCGCAAGGCCAAGCAGTTATTGCGTTTAATCTGCCCGGCAATACGTTTAACACCGGTACACGTCAGATTATTGTAACAGATGCTCCGGATCTTCCATCACTCGACTTTAATGGGTCTGTGTTTGGTTCTGCTAAAACTCAATTTGCTGCAGCAGGTGTTCTCGAGATCTTCCAGCCAAAAGTAACAACAATTACTACAAAAACTATTGTAATTCCACCACCACCTCCGCCTCCACGAAGAATGGATCCTTTAGCACAATCATTCTTTACGTATGGTGTTACTGGTGGTATATTCCTTTCATCAATTGACGTATTCTTCCAAACAAAGGATAACGAAGTTCCTGTTACTTGCGAAGTTCGCCCTATGGTTAACGGATATCCATCGTCGGTTTATACAAATAACCCTACACTTGAAGTGTCTGTTGATCCAGAATTTGTCACTGTTTCATCTGATTCAAGCGCTTCTACTAAATTTAAGTTTGAACCTCCGATTTATCTAAAAGAAGATTCTGACTATTGCTTTATTTTAAGATCTAATTCAAAGGGCTATAACGTCTTTACATCAAAGATGGGCGAAAGATCTTTCGAAACTACACAAAAGATTTTTGAACAACCTTATGTAGGTTCTATCTTTAAGACTGAGAATGATATTACTTGGACTGCCGAACAGTTTGATGACATTAAGTTTAGAATTAACAAAGCCGTATTCAATATTAGTGGTGAAACTACTATTAAGTTTAAGACAGTGGTACCACCAATTGCTGCATTTGGTGAACAGTTTACTACAACAGAAAATAGCACAACCGTAAGATATCGTCACTCACATGAGCATGGTCTTGAGGTTGGTTCTAAGTTACATATCGTAACAAATAGTGGAACTCTATATGCTAACGCTAAGTTTAATGGTATTCCTTACACTGAGTTCGCTGGCGAAAAGAACGTTAATGCTGTTATCGATAGAAACACAGTTGAATTTTCTGTAACTACACAAGCTACATCAACTGGTCCTATAGAATCAGCCAATATCCTTACAACACTAGATCTTGTAAGCGGTGGTACGAACTACACAGAATCGGCAACTGTCGAATTCGATGGATTACCTACCGGCGTTGGAGCAACAGCGGCTGTAGCAACTTTAGAAATTGTTAATGGTGTTGTTAAGAAAATCAATCTAACGAATCCTGGAATAGGATATAATCGCGCACCTAAGGTTAGTATTAATCGTCAGGGCGGTCCTGCAGGTCAAGGTGCTGTAATTAATGCAAGCGTTCAAGCTGCTTTCTCAATAACAGCAAATAAACCAATGACTGGTATGAATCCAAAGATAGTTGTTTCTAACTATGGAAATACATCTACAGTTAATACAGTTAAGACAACTCTAGGAAATTACGATGGTGGAAGTCTTCCAACTTATGGATCTGGTAGAACATTTGAATTTACTCCAATGTTCCCATATGCTAACTTAAACCAAAACTCTTTAATTGCCTCTTCATATAATGAGAGTGCAGTTATGGGTGAAGGTATTGTATCGAACGAACTTAGTATGATTCTCAAGTCTACTAACGCAAATTTGTCGCCAGTGATCAACCTGAATGTACGTCCAACGCTCCATGCTTACTATAGCAGAATTAATAATCAGCCAGGAGAGACACTAACTGCGACAACCTCTACCGGAAGTTTACTTGCCGGAACATACGTCTATAGTCCAACTATGGTCCTTGGTGGTGGAACTATTAAAATCACTAATCGTGGCTCTGGTTACACAGAAACTCCAATTGTAACAATAGGCGCTCCTGATTATGCAGATGGCGTACAAGCAACAGCAACAGCGACACTTGGTACAGGCGATGATGCTACAAAGGTAGTATCAATCACTGTGACAAACGCTGGATCTGGATACGTAAGCGCTCCGTTAGTTACTATTACTAAAGATCCTAGCGACACTGCTACAGTAGTTGCTGCAGCAGCACAAGCTTCTCTTACATCTTATAATACAGAACTACGTCGTACGGCTGGTAAAGCTAAAGCACGTTATCTAACTAAGAAGACTAACCTTAAAGTTACTTCAACAGGTGTTCGTCTGATTGCTACGATTAGTTCAGTGCAAGGCGCATCGGTTGATTGGTATATTAGAACTTCCATG